GGAATAGTGGGATGTGCACTAACACATTACCAAATTTGGTTAGATCTCCTTAGTGATACCGAGGAGGAAGGATATTTAATACTAGAAGATGATTGTCGGTTGGATAAAGATTTTGTTAAAAAAGTGGAAGAATTAGAAAAGGATTTAAAATCAGAAGAAGTTGTGTTTTTTGGTTACCATTATTTTAATTCGGAAATGGAAAAGAATAACTTAAAAGAAAAATATTTAAATTCTACTAGTAACTCCAAAATTTATCCGTTAAACAAAGATTTAAGTGTGAGTGCAGCCTTTGCCTATTATATTTCAAAGACAGGAGCAAGAAAAATGTGCAATAAGATTCAAAAAAAGGGGATACAACATGGAATCGATTTTGAAATGAACCATTTGGACGATTTAAACACAAAAGAGGTTCAACCTTTTCTAGCCTTTTCTGACTGGCACCAAGGAGGAACTTGTCACGCAGATTCAGATATACAAAGATGCGTAAAAACTTTTGATTTTACTTTATATGATGATTTTGATTGGACTATTGCCTTTCAAGCAAATAGCCTTTGTGAAAGAGGAACTACTCGGAATCTTTTTAATTATGCTTATTACAATCAGGAGCTTCTCGGTAATAGATCCATAATTCTTTATGACAAGAATGATCCACATAACAACACTAAAGTAATTGATAAGTTCAAGAGGCATTTTCAAGTGTATAACTACGAGAAATGGGAAGAAGTGGATGGATTAATAGAGGAGAACAAATGTCAGATACTTTATATTGAAAAATATGGAGTAAATGATGGAAAGCTCTCAAAAGTAGCCAAAAATATAATTCATTGTGTATTTGATACCTCAGATCCCCATGGAGAATATTATACGACTTTGCATAAATCTATGAATCCTGATTACTTAGCCTTACCAAATATCTGCTGTGAATTACCTAATGCAAAAATTAATTTTCGAAAAGAAAATAACATTCCCAGTAATGCTATAGTGTTTGGAAGACATGGCGGCCGCGAAACATTTAACATTCCGTATGTGCAACACACCATTATTCGTTTTGCAAAACAGAATCCAGACAAATATTTTCTATTTTTAAATACTGATAACTTTTGCCAAGAATCATTACCTAACCTTATTTTTTTGGATTGTAATATTGATGATACATTTATTAGTGAATTTATTGAATCTTGTGATGCAATGATTTGGGGAAGAATGGATGGCGAATCATTTGGTCTGGCAATTGCAGAATTCTCAATGAAAAATAAGCCTATTATTGCAACCAAGTGTATAGAATTAAAACCTAGATACAATGTAACCTTTGGACCATTTACAACACATGTACATCTCCTAGGAGAAGGTACACTATGGTACAATAATGAGGAGTCATTATTCAATATTTTGGAGAACTTTACTCCAACATTATACCAAAACAAAGAATTAAATTATTATGAAAAATATTCACCTTATGAAGTTATGAAATTGTTTAAACAAAGTATTTTGGATAAAGAAAAAGAAAATTTTATTAAAATAAAACCAACAAATTTTTTAGTATGTAATGAGGAAAAAGCAAAAAAAATTATAAGAAATCTGTTTTTTTCTACAAAAGGCTATATTCCTACTGACTATTTAGTTTATGAAAATTATAATTTAATTTGTAACAAAAAAGAAATGGAAATGATTAAAAATAACTGGTTTTTTGTATCTGATATTCGGGATATTGAAGACTTGGAGACCTCTTCTGTGGTAATAATAGCTAGAGACCCCTACGAGATAACAAGCGAATTTTTAATTAATGATTGTTTTTCTTTAATTCCTGAATATATTGAAGAGATAAAGCATTGGGATTTATTTACTCATAAAAAGGTAATTTACCTTGAAGATCTTAATGTAAATGAATCTTGCTCAAGAGAATTGTTGATTAATATGTTAGAACCCAAAGATCAACATTGTATTGACGTGGAGGTAGATATGAACCATCTGTCGCTATCAAAAATAATTCACGATAAGGAAATGTACAATTGTTTATTCAAACATGTACATTCACAAATACTAAATTTGCATTTAATGAATAGATATCAAAAACTTTTTGTGAAAATGTGCTGTAATTTTGACACGAATGAGGTGGTAGTTGATGAATTTTGTAAAATGAACGATAATAAAAGAATTTATAAAAATATGATAATGGTTCCTTTTGATCAAGCTGATAAATTTGTAATAATAAATAAACCTAAAGATGAAAATGAAATCTATGATGCTAGTAAAGCTATTATATTTCAAATGGAGCCATGGGTTTATGATGAAAATATGAATTGGGGTGTAAAGTCTTGGAAGGAATGGGCTAAACCTGATAAAGATAAATTTTTAAAAGTATTTTCACATAATGATGAACTTAATAATGTGCAATGGAATATGAATGTTCCGAATAACAAGTCGTTATCAAATGAGAAAAGAAAAAATAAACTAATTAGTATTTTAAGTTACAAATATTTTGATCCAGGACACAAGAAAAGAGTAGATTTTATAAAACATTGTGAATCAAATTCCCAACATAATATTGAAATATATGGTTATCAAAATTATCATAAACTTAAAAATTATATTTCGGCTTTGAAAGACGATAAAAAAGAAAATCATTACATTGATTATAAATATGCTTTGTCTGTAGAAAACAATCTAGAAACCAACTATGCAACTGAAAAAATTTGGGAACCTATACTATGCGAATGTCTTCCATTTTATTGGGGATGTCCAAATTTAGAAACAATAATTGATGAAAGAGCATTTGTACGTTTAGATTTGGATAATTTCCAAGAATCAATGAGTGTAATTGAGAAAGCAATTAGAGAAAATTGGTGGGAAAACAGAATTGAATTTATTCGAGCAGAAAAAAAGAAAATAATGGAAAAGTTGGGATTTTTTCCTAGATTACATAATTTTGTATTTCCACCACATTTTAATCAAGAGACTTATGTGATCAATTTAGAAAGAAGACACGATAGAAAAGAATACATGACAAATGTATTGGATCTTCCTCTTCAGTTTATAAATGCAGTGGACGGAAAACAAATAGAGACATATAGATCCCTTCCCAATATAAAATGGTATTTTGACAAATGTGAGAGCCTAGAGAAAAAACCTACTCCCTCAGAAACAGGATGTAAATTAAGTCACTACTCAATTTATAAAAAGATAATAGATTCAGAGATAAATCAAGGATATTATTTAATTTTGGAAGATGATGTTATTCCAACTAAAAATTATAAATATCTATTAAATAAATTAGACCACGAATTAATGTTAATCAAGGAAGATTGGGACATTGTATTTTTAGGAGGGCAATGGACTCCTGACTTTGGATTGAATTCTGCAGCTTTATTCAATACTCATAAAATTACTCCGGATAATTTGAACTTTTATTTTACTAAAAAGACAAATCATTTGTATTTGAGAAAATCCAATTCAGAAACAAATGAAAGAAATGGACAAAACCCATTATGGCGAACTACACATGCAATGATAATAAGCCAAAAAGGAGTTAAAAATCTTGAAAAATTGGCAAGAGAAGACAATGAGTTTCTCGATTATCCAATTGATCTTTATTTGAATAATATTGAATTAAATAATAAAATAATTTGTTTGGATTTTTTACATCATATATTTTATTCACCATCAGATAATATTATAACATGTAATTTATTTAAAGGTGATATTGCTCGAGGATATAATTAATTTTGGAAAAATTATAATATTAATATATTCTATAATGAGTGGATGTTCTTCCTGTGCGGCAGCTGCAGCTAACAGATCCCAAAATGTATCTTCCAACCAAAACCCTACATCTAGTCCTAATCCTATAAGAATTTTAACTAATCCTAATCTTTGGCCAAAGGATTTCCCCCAACCAATTGGCAGTGATAACATATGCGTAAAAACATATGTATTTAAAAATAGTGAAAAAGTACAATTGTTTACGGATTATGTTAGAAATAATTTAAAGAATGTACCCATGAAAATTGATTATGATGATAACGGGTATACAATGGTTTCATTAACTGGTTTAGGAAGGAATCTAAATAGACAACAGAATTAAGTGTAGAAACGGATTTGGATGACCTTTTTTATAAAATAACATCACTGGAGTTATAAAAGTAAAATAAAGAAATTGAATAATTGGTATATAAAAGTTTCATATAAAAAGACCTTTTATATGAAAAAATTATTCTTTATCAAAAAATACATTGTCTTTAAGAGTATTATGCAAAATAGTATCAAATAAATGTAAGCCATACATTTCATCACTAATGTGTTCTTCTAAGTTGGCAAATTTATGTTGTTCAAACCATTTATGTTTAAGAAAACATGCACTATTTAGTATTTTAATATTATATTTCAACATGAAATGTTTATTTTCTTCTAATATTTTTTTATTATAGACACTAATATGGTATGCCCATTTTTCCATTCTTAATCCTGTCTTAAAACTTTCTAACCATAATTTAATGTATTTATTTTTAGGCTTGCTAATTAAAATTGAATTTATCAAGTTGTTAGATTTTTCTGAGTTCTCCTCACTTATTACAAAATCACTATTTCCAATTATACTTTCAAAGTTCTTAAATATAAACATGTCCAAATCCATATAGATTCCACCATATTCATATAAAACTTCTAGTCGTGTTATATCAGCAGCATATTGAACATATCCAATTTTAAATCCATCATATTCGGTTGGCCTTTCTCTTTTTATTACTTGAATTCTGCTTTCTTGTTTCAATAATTTCCAATATAAATTATCTTCCGGTTCAATATCATTATATAATCTAAACTCATAATTTTGGAGGTGCTTCAACATAGATTTTACACATTGGTAATGGTATTTCTGCAATTCTCGTTCCTTAAAATAAATTAAATGAACAATTTGAGGAACCTTGTTTGCATTTTTAGGATATAGCATATCTAAATTGCATTTAATAAAGAACTCATCCTCACTACAACATTTATTATTGTATAAATCTTCAAAAATTTCTTGAGCTTTATTTTTATTACTTGAAAATAATGAAAATCCTAGGTAAAATTTTACCTTTAAAACCTTATCATCCTCTTCGAAGCCAAAATAGTTAAGGTATAGTTCTGCAGCTAAAGATAAATCCTCTAGGTTGCGTTGATTATATAGCTCAACACATTTAATATATAATTCTGATTTATTCATAACTTTGTAAACCTTTAGTTTTTCATTATCGAAGTTCTTTTTTGACTCTTTTTTAATAATATTGGCTTTTACATCAAATTCACTCAAAAATGAAGGAGAATGATTATCATTAAAAAAAATATTATAAATTTGTTCCATATCTATTCTATAATTTTCCGCCGTTGGATGGTTATAAAGAATGTTTTCATAATTTTTTAATACCTTGGATATATTATTATTTAAATAAGACATTGCCTCCTTTGGATTTGAAAAATATCTACATTCCTTTTCTAATTTACCTTCCGCAAATTTCATGATTTCTGTGTCCCTTGCAATAGGATCATTGTTACACAACTCACAAAATCGATCGGTATTAGAATGGTAAAGGTAACTTTTCCCATTTAATATGGGGTCAAAAAAACTTCCTAAATCTAAACAAGACAAAGATGGATTGTACCGGAACCATTCATACGCTAAAACTCGTCCCAATGAGCCGCACATACATAAGACAACAGAATTGTCTCCGAATTCCCGAACTTTGTTCTTCACTTTCTCATAATCTGTCTCAAAAGCGTATTTATGAGAAATAACAATTATATTATTAGGATAAATATTAAATTTAGCCAATTTACTAACATTTTTACTCATCTTTTCATTAACAACAAGAATTACATTTCTTTTAGTTAAAGTTTTAGAAAGAATTTCGAGAGTTAGGTCATAATTATGGTTAATTAAACAATTGGCAGAATAGTATGAGGAGTTTTTATTTGTAATAAATTTTTGACATATTTCATATGCCTGCAGATCACACGATTTACATGGAATCCCAACATAATAATTCGGTGCTTCAAAATTTAGTGCTGATATAAGTTTAATAGCCATTTTCTCGCTAGATTTTTCAAGATTTCTAGAGAGAACACTATTTATATTATTAATTGCATTACATTCCCCATCATTTATTTTTAAAAAACAAAATGGTATTTCTTGTATTAAATTATTATATATTGTATCCTTACACATGTTTTACCTTAATAAATATTTTTTTTTGATCCTAACGATTTTATCAAAAATATCATTATGAAAAAAAAAAGGTTTTTATAACAAAAATATTTAAATATTTAATATATATATATAATGAGTTTTCCAAATTCTGTAGAAGCAGAATCCATACAAACTTTACCTAATGGGGTAAGTATTAAAGTAAAGAAAAAAGCTGATTATGTTTCCGAAAAAAGCTGGGAAGACTCTTGGCAAGGTGCGTATAATCTAGCCAAGATAGCTGCAGACGCAGAGTTGAAATCTATTATTTCAAAAATTGAAAACAACAATCTATCTATTGTAGAAATGACGGGTCCTCCAGGACCTATGGGAATACAAGGTCGAAAAGGACAAAGAGGAGAACCCGGAGAATCCAATTATACAACTTATGACTCCACTACGGAAGTAACAGTTTTAGATTCCGAAACTAAGGTTTCTTTACAAGAAATGGCCACACTATCTTCTAACAAAAATGGAATAAAGACAGATTGCAGTGTTATAAAGATTGTTGAGGCAGTAGCGCTCTCACGACTCCTTTTGGATATAATTGAACAAACTAATATAATAGGAAAAATTGCTATTAGAAGGGGACCAGTAATGGTAATTGAAAGTTTAATATATGATTTACAAAAACTTTTTAGTACGTATATTTCTAATAATGAAGGTAAGTTACGATGTCTTGTTTTATTAGGATTATTAGAAGTAAAGATTTCTAACAATAAAACAGATTCAGTAGCAACTATGAATTTCAATACTTCTAACGGATATACATTTATAATAAGATGGGCAAATTAAATAAATTAGTAAGGTAGAAAATAGTATTATTTATTATTTTTTTTTACATTGTAAATCAAAGAATTAACACATGTTTATAAAATAAGAATATATCTCTCCTATTTAATTATTTATTTTTATTTTAAAGTTTAATAATTAAAAAGTCAGGTGCAACCTATTAATTTTTTTGGTATAAAATAATCTATAATTATAATTTATAATGAGTTTTCCAAATTCAGTGGAAGCAGAAGCAGTTTATACTCTCCCAAATGGAGTAAGCGTAAAAGTAAAAAAAAGAGCTGAATATGACTCCAAAATAAGTTGGGAGGATTCCTGGCAAAATGCTTATGCTTTAGCTAAAGAGGCAGCTGAGGCAGAACTAAAGAATATTTTGGCTAAAATAGAAAATGATAATATGACTATAGTCGAATTGGTTGGGCCACAAGGACCACGAGGCTTCAAAGGGCAACCAGGTAAAAGTTATACTAAACAAATAATAGATGCATCCTCTGGAACACTTCAATTATCCGACAATGCAATGGATGCATTAGATAAATTGGCAATGGGGGCTATTCCTGATTTGACCCTAGAACTTTCATATAAGGATATTGTAGAATATTCAAAAGATTTAGAAGCGTGGTTTTCTGCTTCAGTAGTTAATAGTTGGGAATTTGATACAACCTACATTACTCCATCGTCTGATATGGCAAATTACTTAGATTATATGCTCAGCCGTAATAGAGATGCCTATCAGAATATGGTAAAAATGGGTATTATGAAGATTAATAAAGGTAATTCGCCACGAAGTAATTCGCCACGCGCAAGTGAAGATAGAAGTGTTAATATAAAATATTTTATAAAATTATTGGCTATAGATTTGGTTGTGATAATATTAGTTGCGTCAAGAAAACAAGCTTTGTCAAGTTAGTTATTTTTTTACATTGTAAATCAAAGAATTAACACCTATTTATAAAATAAGAATATATCTCTCCTATTTAATTATTTATTTTTATTTTAAAGTTTAATAATTAAAAAGTCAGGTGCAACCTATTAATTTTTTGTTATAAAATAATCTATAATTATAAATTATAATGAGTTTTCCAAATTCAGTGGAAGCAGAAGCAGTTCAAACACTCCCCAATGGAGTTAGCGTAAAAGTAAAAAAAGAGCAGAATATGACTCCAAAATAAGTTGGGAGGATTCCTGTCAAAATGCTTATGCTTTAGCTAAAGAGGCAGCAGAGACAGAACTAAAGAATATTCTGGCTAAAATAGAAAATGATAATATGACCATAGCCGAATTGGTTGGGCCACAAGGACCCCGAGGCTTCAAAGGTCAAACATGTAAAAGCTATCCAATGCCTACAATTGATGCTACTAGTGTACAACTCTAGTTAACTGATACCGCATACAATATATTACAGAATATGATTAAAAAGGTACCTCCTTCTAATTTTCTCTCTATATCATTGAATCTAACAAAGATTTATTTTTAATAATTATATTTTGTTTTAGATGATTAGACTTAAATCTTTTACTAGAACCAGCACCCAGTAAAAT